ACTTTTTCACCCTTTTCGCCTACATGGTCGGGCTGATAGGGGGTTTCGGCTACGCCGTCTACGCCAAGGCCGGAATCGTCATCTACGTGTGCATCGGGATACTCGGAGGGCTGGCCTTCCCGCAGGCTAAGCGGTGTTACAAAAAATTAATGGAGTAAAACCATGGACTGGGGGTCTATCATACTCGCAGCCGTTTCCGCTCTGGGAGGGAGCGGGATAACGCAGGTATTCAACTGGCGCCTGAACAAAAAGAAGGCGAAGGAGGAGGTGAAGGCCACCGAGATCGACAACATGCGGAAGGCGATGGTGGAGTTTTACCAGCCTTTGCTCGACGACCAGAACCGACATATCGAGACGCTGAAAGTCCGCATCGCAGACCAAGATACACGCATCCAGCAGCAGTCGAGGGAAATCAGCAATCTGCACAAGCAGATTTCCGACATCTACAAGATGATTGGCGGGAGCATATCCAACACCGCACTCGCCAACACCGCACGCAAGAAAATCGCAAAGAAAAAGGAGGTGACAAGTGACAATAACGCTTGACCGGGCTTGGAAGAAGCCGGCATACACTATTTCCCGCCTGCTCGTGGACGGGGTGCGGTTCTGCGAAGCCCTTGAGGATACCGACCGGGGGCTGGAGAAATCCATGCCGTTATGGAAGATTCGCAGCATCAAGGTGCCGGGAAAGACCGCCATCCCGAAAGGGGTGTACGGAATCACGCTGGGCATCCAGTCCCCGAAGTTCCGCCTGCGCCCGTGGGCTCGGTTCTGCGACGGGTACCTGCCGACCGTGCTGGGGGTGCCGGGGTTCGACAGAATCCTCATCCACGTGGGCAATTCGGCCGCCGACACGGACGGCTGCATCCTTGTCGGCAAGAACACGGCGGTCGGAAGGCTGACCCAATCAACCGAGACGTTCCGGAAACTTTATGAAAAGATGAAGGCCGCTGACAAAAGAGGGGAACCGCTATGGTTGAGGGTGTTATGAGAGAGTTTTTGCTATACGTTTGGCAACTCCCGCAGAACCTGCTGGGGCTGATTCTGGTTTGGATTTTGAAACCTGAATCAAAGGTGCCGTACAAGGGAGCGGTGGTGCATCTCGTTCCGAGACGCCTGATTGGCGTGTCGCTGGGGCGGTACATCATCCTGCGTAAAAACCGGAAACTGGACGTCGCCCACGAGTGGGGCCACTGCCGCCAGTCCATGCGGCTGGGGTGGCTGTATCTGCTCGTGGTGGGAGTTGTATCGGGACTCCGGTCGTGGCTGAATATCTACAAAAAAGGCAAATACTACGACCATTGGATTGAGAGGTGGGCTGACAAACTGGGCGGCGTGTGGCAGGATGAATACGGCATAAGGCGTGCGCCGGAAGAGGAGGAGGAGCAGCCATGAAAAAGGCCCTGCTCGCAATAGCGTTTATTTCGCTTCTGGCGGCCTTGATTCTCACGGCGGTGAATCTGTCCGTCTCCAAGGAGAAACGCCGTCTCGAAGCGAATCAGGCGGCGCTGCTGGCGGATGTGGAGCGCTGGCGGACCGAAGCCGGGAAGTCCGCTGCGTCGGTGGAGAGGCTCGTGCTGTCCGAGTCGGAGTTGAAGAAGTCCAACTCGGGACTGGCCGAGGAGATAAAGAAACTCAACGTCAAGTTGAAGCGGGTGGAGGCGGCGGCGCAGACGGCGGTCGAGAACAAGGTGGAGGTCAAGACCGTCATAAGGGATTCGGTCGTGCTGAGGGATTCGGTCATCGTGAAAGTGAAGGACTTCCGCTGGAGCGACCCGTGGACGGACATCCGGGGGTCAATCGACCGGGACGGCGTTGACCTGTCCGTGCGCTCCCGGGACACGCTGGTGCAGGTGGTGCACCGGGTGCCGGGGAGGTTCCTGTTCTTCCGGTGCGGGACGAAGGCGGTGAGGCAGACGGTCATGTCCACCAACCCGCACACCAGCGTCGTGTACACGGAGTATATCGAGATGAAGAAGTAAAACGGTTGCCGCTCATCCGTTCACGAAAAGCGGGCTAGAAAACATTTCACTTGCTTGCCCCCTCGTCCGCGAGGGTCAGGGGGCTTTAATAGAAGGAGGGAAGACTATGAAACTATACGCACCGGACGACACGCAGATACTCGACATCGTGGTCGACGACGAGAGCTACGCCTATTCGGAGCTGATGGGCAGGGACGACCTTACCCTGATATTCTCGCTCGCGGAGTACGTGGAGATCCCCGTCGGGTCGTGGTGCGAGTTCGGGGGGACGGTCTACACCATGCTCAAGCCCGAGTCGCTGACGCTCAGGCACCGGAGGAACTTCGAGTACACGCTGACGATGCACACCAGCGCCGAGCGGCTGCGGTCGGTGATGTTCCAGAACCCGGACGACTACCGGCTGAAGTTCACCGCTACGGGGAGCGCAGCCGACCACCTGTCCCTGCTCCGGAGGTGCCTGACGGCGAAGGACGGTTCGGCGTGGACTTCGGAAGTGTCGGAATCGGTGACCGGCGACAAGACCGTCAGCTACGACTTCGTGAACTGCCGGGAAGCCCTGTCGTCCATCGCCGAGGCGTTCGATACGGAGTACGAGGTGGAGGGGCTGGCGATCCGGCTGGGCAAGGTCGAACACGGCAAGGACGCACCGATTTCGATGTCCTACGGCCGTGGGAACGGGTTCCTTTCGGGGGTGAAGCGCACGAACCACAACGACGAGACGCCGCTCACGAAGGTGTACGTGCAGGGGAGCGACCGCAACATCGACTTCTCGAAGTACGGCTCCAAGACGCTCCACATGCCGCCGGGCGCGGCGCTCCGGTACGACGGGAGCGCGTTCGGCTCCGGGGACGAGTACCGCGTGGACGCAAACGGCTACGGGGTGTCCCTTTCCGGGGCGCAGGGGCTGAACGAGGGTGCTCTGGACTGCACCCACATCTACCCGAGCAGGGTCGGGACGGTGAGCGGGGTGATCGTCGCGGACGATGGAAAGCACTTCTACGACATAGTGGACGACTCCATACCGGAGTCGCTGGACTACTCGCAGTGCCGGATAACCGGGGAGAAGATGACGATCGTCTTCCAGTCCGGGATGCTGGCCGGGCGCGAGTTCGACATAGCCACGGACGGGGACGGGGGGCTGATGTACGACCACGCCGAGAGGAGGTTCGAGATCGTCCCGGCGGAGCTGGACGGCTTCGTTATGCCGGGCGGGGCGTACGTCCCGGCGGTCGGGGACACCTACGCCGTGTTCCACTGCTCCCTGCCGGACGCCTACACGAGGGACGACGCGGGCAAGACCGGGGCGAGCTGGGATCTGTTCAGGGAGGCAGTCCGGTACCTGCACGAGCATTCCCGTTCGAGGTACTCCGTGTCCGGGACGATGGACGGCATCTGGTCGAAGGCGAGGTGGACGGAGATCGGGGCGAAGATCCGTCCCGGGGGGTACGTGTCGTTCACGGATCAGGACTTCATGGCGGAGCCGTTCCTCGTGCGGTTCCAGAGCGTCAAGAAGTTCATCAACAGGCCGCACTCGCCGGAGATCCAGCTGTCCAACTCCCCGTCGAGGGGCGGCGTGGTGTCGTCCATGCGGCGGCTGAGGGGCGAGGACCTGCGGAACGAGGAGAGGGTTGCGGAGAGCGTGGAGTTCTCCAGGCGTAGGTTCCGGGACGCGCAGGAGACCGTCTCGGCGCTGGCCGAGCTGGTCGAGGGGATGGAGTTCGACGAGGGAATCAGGCCGATCACCGTCGAGACGATGATGATGCTGATCGGCGACCGGATGCTCCAGTACGAGTTCGTGGAGTCGATGGAGTCCACGACGCCGGTGTCGGCCCCGATAACATGGGATTCGGTGGACAAGAAGCTGATATGCGGGACAGGGTACATCTGGCACAAGACCTTCGACCTGACCGCCCTGACGAACCAGGTCACCGCGGACGACGGCAGGCGGTGGAAGCTGGCCGCGGCGACCATCGGCCCGACGGTGGGGGGCGTGCCGCTCAACCCGGACGCATGGTACTACCTGTACGCCAAGGTGAGGAAGACGAACACGAACGGGGGGTACATCATCTCGTCGCACACGATGCCGGAGGGGGACAACACGTACTGGTACCTGCTCATCGGGATACTCAACAGCGAGTACGAGGGGAGCAGGTCGTTCGCCACGATGTACGGGTTCACGGAGATCGCCCCGGGGCGCATGACCGTCAACAGGATTCAGAACCCCGCCGGGACGCTGGTCATCGACCTGCTGAACGCCACGATCAAGGGCAAGATCACGTTCACCAGCGGCGACGCGGTGGACACGGCCATCTCGGACGCGCAGGAGGCGGCCGACGGAGCGGCATCGGCGGCGGCAAGCACGCAGTCCGCGCTGAACACATTTGTCGAGGTGACCTATCCGGACGACATCGGCGGCATAGAAGACCAGATCGACGGGCTTTCCGGCGACATCGGCGGGCTTCAGGGGCAGGTCGACGGGAAGATCGAATCGTGGTTCCAGTCGTCGAACCCCGCGACCGCGTGGACGACCTCCGAACTGAAGGCGAAGCACGTGGGGGATATGTGGTACAACCCGACGGCGAAATCGCTGAAGCGGTACTCGTCATCCTACGCGTGGGAGGAGATCCAGGACCAGAAGGCCATCGACGCGTACGCGCTCGCCAGCACGGCGAAGGATACCGCGGACGGCAAGCGGAGGGTGTTCGTGACGACGCCCGTCCCGCCGTACGACATAGGAGACCTGTGGCTGAACGGCACCGACCTCCGCCGTTCGACAGCCGACAGGGCCGCAGGGGATTCGTACAACCCGAACGACTGGATCATCCCCGTGTACTACGACAACACGCAGACCGTCATCGACGGGGGCATCGTCACCTCCGGCACCATGCAGGTGGCCGGGAGCAGCGAGCAGCCGTACATCCTTGCCGGCATCACCGGGCAGGGGACGGCGGGGACTTCCATTCGCTTCTGGGCGGGTGCGGCGTTCGAGAACAGGGCGACCGCGCCGTTCCGGGTGCAGCAGGACGGGACGTTCTTCGCGAACCATGCGTTCATCGAGGGCGACGTGAGGGTCAACGGGGCGATCAGGAGCCCGTTCCGGCTGATCGACTGGACGACCGGGACGCAGGGAGCGCTGTCGGCGAACGACTTCCACGACAACATACTCGTCGACCCGCACGACCCGACCGACCCGGACAACCCGTACGTGCAGAACATGTTCCTCGTCGCCGACGTGGAGAACATCGGGAGGCGCGTGACGATCGTGCCGACGACGCCGCATAAATTCTACGTCCGGGGCGTGAAGGACGGCTCCGTGATTTCCTCGGACTGTTTTTTTGAAAATGGCGCGGCGTTGTACAGATTGACTTGCGAGAACGAGTCCGTGGAGCTGATCGGCGTGGGCGATCCGATTGGTGTCCCGAATGAAGATCCGGATCTGGTGATCCCGCCGTCGTTCTCCTACTGGATGGTCGTGCGGCGCACGTCGATGGCCCCGGCGTCCGTGCTCCCGCTCAACGTGCTGGCGTACGGCAAGGTGACGGGACAGACGTCCAACGGGTCGTGCTCGCGCGACATCAAGACGTTCGACGGGATGGGATCGGCATCGGTTTTCGTGGTCAGGGCGTCGCAGGGCATCTATTCCGTGACGTTCCCTTCCGACTGGGGGATACTGTTTCTGACCGCGTATATGGTCATGCTGACCGGGTACGGGGCGCAGAAGAACGTGTCCGGGAGCAATGCACCGGTGAAGGCGACCCTGTATTCCAGATCCACGTCGTCGTTCACGGTTCATGTCAGCGACCACGACGGACTGAAGGACGGGGACTTTGAATTTCTGATGTTCAGGAATTAGTGAGATCCGGTTTCCCGCTCCGGTCTAAAAGCGGGATGGTTATGTTTTTGTGTTTTTCCACCGCACGCCCGCGAGGGTCTGCGGTGTTTTTTTGTCGCTCAGAATCAATTTTTATCAAAAATCAAAGCAGGCTTATCAAAAATCAAAGCGATTGTTATAGTAAGAAAGGTATTCTGCTATCTCGCATAGAAGCCGCACGGCTTCGCCCCTCGCCTCCATCGCCAAGTCAAAACCATCAGCCCCCCTTTCAAGAAGGATCAGGGCGTTCATGAGAATCAGGAATGCGCTTCCGTATTTCTGGTTGTTGTACTCGGCAAGCCCGGATTGCGCCATGGCGACCCCTGCACTGGCATATTTCGCGTTTTCCACCTCCCGTGCGATCTCTTCCTTGAATTCCGCCCGCAAGGCTCCCTCGATCTTTTCTGTTTTCCCGTTGAAATCTATCAGCGAGTATATGTTCCACCCTATCAGCACTGTAACGAGGACTGCAAGGACACCTATTATATAGGCCGCATCGACGGTGTGCCTGCAAGCGATCACCAATGCCGCCACGCTGACTGACAAGGCAATCGCTGAGGATAAAATATTGAAAAAATCTTTTTTCATATTCCATTGAAATACAGCCTATTATAACCAAGATGAAAAATATTTCAGTAAAAATCAATAAAAAATTTGTTTTACTAAAAATAATCAGTATATTTGCATGGGGGTCGATAGGTTAGCGAACCAGTCAACAACCCCCGCGAAAGACAAAAATAAACCAAAAAATTTAAAAAGCAATGAAAAAGAAAATAAAAAATACGATAGCGTTCGCGCTGCTGGCGGTCACGTTCGCCGTGACGGTGGCCGACCCGCTCGGCGCGGGCAGCGCGGCGCAGTACGCCGCCAACTTCGCGGCGATCTGCATCTGCATACCCGCCGCGGTCTGGATGCTGATAGACAACAAAGAAAAGAAGGAGGAATCGAGATGAGCGCGATGTCATATAAAGAAATAGCCCACTTCGAGCGGCTGCTCAAGTCGTGGGGCTTCGGCGACATGATCAAGAGTTCGCACGCCTTCGCAGAAGGAATGAAGAAACTCCAGGAACACCTGTACGCCAACATCGACGAAGAATACAACGACTACTGCTTCGTTGACGAACACATGGGCGAATACTACGACCTTCTGTTTGAAAACGAGGAACACCTCTCCCTTTACGACTGGGAGATGAAGCACGGGTGCGGCGTGGACGGCCGCGCCCTGTTCATGAAGACCGGATATTGACGGGCGCAGCGATGCGCTACCGCCCCCGTGAATCCATAGCTGGAAAACAAAATTGAATAGTAAATGCTGCAGACAGGCACAGGCGCCGAGGGGCGGGGCGCCGAATGACGGCAAAAGGAACGCGGTCCATATCGTAATTCAGTCGCCGCGACCGGGGTTCGAATCCCCGGGCCGTCACGAACCATAAAAAAAGAAAAGAAAATGGAAAATGAGAACAAATGCGCGCTTGACACAATCCCGGGTGCCTTCGCCGCCCTGGCCGACGCGGCCGAGAAGGTGAAGTGGACTTCGGACGAGATCCGCGTGGAGAGGATGAACCTCCCTCCCATGTTCGGCACGATGAAGATGAAACAAACCAACAAATCATAGAATTTATGGCAAAAAAAAGAGAAAAAGTAGACTTCAGAACCCCGCTCGAAAGGAAGCGGGAAGAGACGAGGGAATCCATCATCGCAGACTTCAGGGCGATGTGGGAGGAGACCGCCGGAGCGGTCAAGCCGGGGAGGATAATCAACCACCTGGCGAGAGAATACGACTATTCCGCGAACGGGATAGTTAAGATGTTAAAATCAGCGGGCATCTACCGGACGAACGCCGGGGAGCCCATCATTAAAATCTAATCAAACCAAAAACACAAGAAACATGGCAAACACAAACACAAACACAAAGACGGCGGAAACGACGAAAAAGACGGCCGCCAAGAAGCCTTCCGGGCTCCTGCCGAAACTCCTTGAGATACAGAAGGCGGTAAAGAGCCTCGGCAAGGACGAGAAGGCTTATGGATACAACTACGTGAGCGGAGGGAAGTTGCTCTATTTCATTCGTCCGAAAATGGACGAACTGGGGCTCCTGCTACTTCCGAACACCAAAGCGTTTTCCCACGAAATCGTCAAAACGAGGGAGGCGGGCGTGGACAAGAGGGGGAACCCCGTGAGCGAGAAATTTGAGAACATCGTTACAATTACGAAGACCTACACGTGGGTGGACGTGGACACCGGCGAACGGATGGACTTCGACTTCGTTGCACAGGGCTGCAACGAATGGGACAAGGGAGTGGGCTCCGCGGAAACCTATGCGGAGCGGTACTTCCTGCTCAAATTCTTCCATATTTCTTCAGACCGCGACGACGTGGACGCCATCCGCCGCGACGAACCCGAAGCCCCGGCGGAAGCCCCGGCGGAAGCCCCGGCGGCGGACATCAATATCGCCGTGAAGGAGGCTTCCGAGGCGAAGTCCCTTCAGGAAGTGGACGAGGTATGGAACCGCTGGGCGTTCGCCTTCGGGGAAAACACGGAGTTTGTGGACGCAATCTCCAATAATCCACACAACAAGTAGTCATGGAGTTGATTAAGAACACACGGGTGACATTCCACCCGGTAGGTCACATCTACAAACTTGACGGAAAGAAGCGTCTCATCGGCGTGACATCGCTGATGAAAAAGTTCGGCTTGTCGGTCGACTACTCCGACATCCCCGACGACGTATTGAAACGAGCCGCTGACAGGGGAACGGCAATCCATAAGACCTTCGAGGACTACGATAACAAGAAGATGGTCGCGCAGACCCCGGAACTCAAAGCCTACCGGAAACTGGGGCTAAACGTCCTTGCGAGCGAATACCTGGTGAGCGACAACGAGACCGTTGCCTCGTCCATCGACAAGGTTCTGTACGTGGACGACGCGACCGTGGATATCGCCGACGTGAAAACCACGTCCAAATTCTACGGCGACACGGTGGGAATCCAGCTGGGGATATACGCATACCTCTTCGAGCGGCAGAACCCCGGAATCAAAGTCCGGGACTGCTACGGCATCCATGTCGACGGAAAGGGGAGCACCGTAAAGGTGAAACTGAAGCCCGTCGAGCGGTGGCCTGTAGAGAAAGCGATAGAACTTATTGGCTGGGAGAGGGACGGCATCGACCCGTCCGAGGTCGCACCGGCTACCGAAGCCCCGGCACCCTCCCTCACGTCGCTGCTTCCAGCTGCGGCCGCGGAGAAGGTTGTCGAAGCCGAACGGACGATTGCCTCCCTGAAGGAAAGTATCAAGAAGTTCGAAGAATCCGTCGCCGAGTACCGGGATTCCATTGTCCGGCATATGCAGGGGAACGGCATCAAGAAGATGGAGTTCAGCGGGTGCTCGTTCACCCTGAAGGACGAGTACACGAGGGAGAGCATCGATTCCGCGGCCTTGCGAAAGAAGTACCCCGACATCGCAACAGAGTGTACCAAGACCACGACCGTAAAGGCGTCGGTCATATTCAAGGAAAACAACAATCAAAAAACTTCATAAACATGAGTGTAAACAAATTCATCGGCATCGGCTTTTTAGGCCAGAACGCCGAATCCCGGCAGGTGGGGCAGTCCACCGTAATCAAGTTCTCCATCGCAATGACGGAGAGATACAAAGACAGTCAAGGGCAGGTGCAGGAACGCACCGAATGGGCTGACATCGAATATTGGGGCGGAACCGGCATCCTGCCGTACCTCGTCACGGGGCAGCAGGTGTATATCGAGGGCTCACTCCGCACGGACAAGTGGCAGGACCAGCAGAGCGGGCAGTGGCGTTCCGCGACGAAAATCCGTGCAAAGACAATCCAGTTGCTCGGAAGCCCGCGCCAGCAGAACCAGAACCAACAGAACTACGCCCCGCAACAGGGATACCGCCAGCAGCGGCAAGCGAACTACGCCCAGCCGCAGCAGCAGTACGCACAGCAGCCCGCCTACGCCCCGCAGCAGCAGGCGAGGCCGAGACCCGCTCCGAGGCCGCAGGCCCCGCAGCAGCCGCAACAGCAGTACGCCCAGCCGCAGCCGCAGCAAGCATATGACCAGCCGCAGCCCGAACCCGAACAGCTGTTCGACGGGCAGGACGGGCAGCCCGAAGGCGGCGACGACCTTCCGTTTTAGGCCATGAGACTCAACCTGCTCAACACATCCGCGGGGCTGAAGCCGATGTACGACGACGACTTCGACGAGAAGCGAAAGTTGAAAATCGGGGAGGTCTACACGGCTGAAGTCCGGCTCATGCGGAACTACAGGTTCCACAAGAAGTACTTCGCGTTAATCAACTGCGCGTGGGAATACCTCCCGGAGCGCACGTCGGACGGGTTCCGCACGAAGGAGAACTTCCGCAAGTACGTGGAGGTGGCCGCCGGGCACTGCGAGCCGTTCTACTCGCCTTCGAGGCGGGAGTGGGTGGAAATCCCCAGGTCCATCGCCTTCGACAGCATGGACGAGACGGAGTTCTCCTCCCTGTACGAGCGGGTGAAGGACGTGGTGTTCTCCCTCATAGGGAGCAGGGTGAGCGAGGCAGAGTTCGAGCGGAATCTGTCGAGACTCTAAAACCGGCCGGGGAGGCTCTCATCATCGGAGCGGATAAACTCTACGGATGGGCGCACCCCGAAGAGGAACCCCTGTGAAGGGTCAAGGCCGGGGGTCATACAGCATAAAACAAGCAGTCGAATCAACCTCGCTCCCGGCCTTTTTTAACTCATCGAGAAACGGCCGATTTTGCGGTCAAAAATCAAAGTCCAAAAAAGAAAAAAGATGAAAAAGAACGACAACCCGAACAAGAAGAGCAGCCTCTCGCACAAGAGGCTCATCCTCAACGTGCTCCTGAACGGGTGGAGCATAACGCAGAAGGACGCCTACGACTGGTTCGAGTGCTTCCGACTCTCGGGTCGCATCTACGACCTGAAGAAAGAGGGGTACAACATCGACAGGCGGACGATAGAAGACCCCGTGAGCGGCAAGAAGTACGCGAGTTACTTCCTGCCGGACTGGGAGGAGGCGCGGAAAAACATCACGGAAACGGAAAAATGAAGAACGGGTGGATAAAGATACACAGGAAGATTTTCGACTGTGTTGAACTGGAGGACGAGAAGTACTCGAAGCGCGAGGCGTGGATATGGCTCATCGCCAACGCCGCCTACGAGGACAGGACTTTCGCGCTCCGGGGGATACTCGTAAAGCAGAGGAGGGGGCAGGTGGCAAAAGGCACAAGGGAACTCGCAGATTTATGGGGGTGGTCAAGGATGAAGGTAATACGCTTCATTTCTATGCTCGAAATGTTACACATGGTGAGACAAGAAAAAAGCAACGTAATTAATTTAATATCAATAGTTAATTACGAAAGATACCAGATAGACGAGACCACAGGCGAGACCACAGGCGAGACCACAGACGAGACCACAGACGAGACCACCAATAAGAAAATAAAGAATAAAAGAAGAGAAGAATATAAAGAAAAAGACTCTACTTACGTAGAGTCCAAAAAGAAAGTTTTTTCGCCTCCGGCACCGGATTCCAATCTTCCTCCCCTGGGGGACGACGCTGTCGACTACAAGTCCCAGGTGAAAAGGGCGGCGGCCTTCGTTCCGCCCACCGCGGACGAGGTGCGGGAGTACTGCGACGAACGGGGAAACGGGATAGACCCCGAGGCGTTCCGCGACTTCTACGAGAGCAAGGGCTGGTACGTCGGCAAGAACAAGATGAAGGACTGGAAGGCCGCCGTGCGGACGTGGGAGCGGAAGGACAGGGAGATGGGCAGGCCCGCGGCGAAGTACCGCACCGAGTTCACGGTGGCGAACAGTCCGAAGAAACCTGAAAAAATTTATCAATAGCAAAAATGGAAATCACAGACAAAGAGATGAGCGCGATCCTGTTCAAGGGCGGGGCACTGCGACACGTGGACGGGAAGGTCGCCGAGTACGGCAGACTGCTTGGCGAGACGGGCGACCCCGTTTCCCGCGAATACTTCAACGGGGCGATAGCCGCCCTGCAATCGGTTCGGTCATGGATGAAAGGACAATAAGACGCTGGTTCGACGTGTTCAAGTCCGGCGGCGAGCTGACGGAGGTACGCATCATGCCGCCAGGCGGCAAGGGGATGTACTCCGGCTACTTCACCGACGTGGAGACGCTGCTGAGCGCGGTGCGCCCATACGGGCGGTGCAACGTCTACTGGACGCTCAACCGCGTGAACCCGGCGTGCTACTCCCGCGAGCAGCGCGACCGCATCAGCGAGCGCCCGAAGGTCACGACCTCGGACTCGGACATCGTGGGGCGCGACTACGTGCTGATTGACATCGACCCCGCGCGTCCGGCGGAGACCAGCGCCAGCGACGCGGAACTGGCCGGGGCGAAGGAGGTGGCGAACCGGGTGTTCGCCTTCCTGCGCGACGAGGGCTTCAACTTGCCGGCAACTTGCCTGTCGGGCAACGGCGTGCACCTGCTCCTGAAGTGCGGCCTTGACAACACGCCCGAGAACGCGGAGCTGGTGAAGGACTTCCTCGCCGTGCTGGACATGCTCTTCTCGACCGAGGCGGCGAAGGTGGACACCACGACCCACAACGCGTCGCGGATATGCAAGCTGTACGGCACGCGCGCCCGGAAGGGCTCCCCGGACGACCCTGAGCGCCCGCACCGGATGAGCGGCATCGTGTCCGTCCCCGACCCGTTCCGCGACACGGACAGGGCGTACTTCGGGAAGGTGGCGGCGATGCTCCCGAAGCCCGAGGCCCCGAACCGGTACACCGGCTACTCCGGCGAGCCGTTCGACCTGGACGGCTTCATCCGCGAGCACGGGATAGCCGTGGCGAAGGTGTCGCGGTTCGGCGGCGGGACGAAGTACGTGCTGGAGCGGTGCCCGTTCGACGCGAACCACACGGCTCCGGACGCGGCCCTGTTCCGGATGGACAGCGGGGCGATAGGCTTCCGGTGCCTCCACAACTCCTGCTCCAACTACCACTGGCGGGACTTCCGGCTGTTCTACGAGCCGGACGCCTACGAGCGGCGGGACCGCTTCGAATCGCTGCGCAAGAGGGAGTACTACTCCCGCGGGCCGCGCAGGGAGTTCCGGGCCGCGCCTGAGGACGGGGCGAAGGGGAAGAAGTGGCTCTCGATGGCCGACATCCGCTGGGTCGACCCGTCGAAGCTGCCGCACGTCCCCACGGGGCTGGAGGCGCTGGACCGCCGGATGATGGGGCTGATGATGGGGGACGTGACGGTGCTGTCGGGGCTGAGCGGCGCGGGGAAGACCTCCCTCATCAACACCATGGCCCTCAACGCCGTGCAGCGGGGGTATCGGGTGGCGGTGTGGTCCGGCGAGCTCCAGGACTTCCGCTTCCAGTCGTGGATCGACCAGGCGGCCGCCGGGAAGAACCACGTCCGCCCGAAGGCCGGGTACGAGGGTCTGTACTTCGCCCCGCGGGACGTGTGCGAGAAGATCAACCGCTGGCTGGAGGGGAAGCTGTGGCTGTACAACAACGGCGCCTACGGCAGCAAGTGGGGGCAGGTGTTCCCGGACATCCGGGAGTGCGTGGAGAAGAACGGAGCGAACCTCATAGTGTTGGACAACCTCATGGCGCTCGACATCGACCTGTACCCCGGCGAGCGGAACGACCGCCAGTCTGCCTTCATCAACGACGTGAAGGACTACGCGAAGAAGGCGGGCGTCCACGTGCTGCCGGTGTGCCACCCCCGAAAGGAGCAGTCGTTCCAGCTGCTGCGGATGGAGAGCATCTCCGGGACGGCCGACCTGACGAACCTCGCCGACAACGTGCTCATCTGCCACCGCCGTGGGCGGGACTTCGAGCGGCGGGCGACGGACTTCTTCGGGATGGAGCGGGTGCAGGAGATGCTCGGCTACGACATGGTCATCGAGGTGGCGAAGAACCGCTCTGCCGGGGTGAAAGACCTGCTGGTCGGGCTCTACTACGAGCAGGAGAGCCGGAGATTGAAGAACAGCATGGCCGAGAACATCATCTACGGATGGCAGGAGGACGGGGCGACGGGCTCCCTCGACTTCGTTGGCGACCTTGACGACCTGCCGGAATTTTGAAAATCGGATTTAATGCGAAGGAGGAATAATTTTCAAAAAACACAATGGAAAAGATAAAATCATACAAAGGATTTGATAAGAACCTCTCTTGCAGAGGGTTCCAGTATGAGGTCGGAAAGACCTACGAGATGCCGGAGGAGGATGTGGAGGTCTGCGAAATAGGCTTCCACGCCTGCGAATCTCCGCTTGATGTGCTGGACTACTACTTTCTTGACGACGATTGCGAGATAGCCCGCTTCTGCGAGGTCGAGCAGTCGGGGAAGATTGACAAGAAGGAGGATGGTTCGACCAAAATTGCGTCCTCCCGCATCGAGATCAAGGCGGAATTGAAATTCGCTGACTTGCTAAGGCTTGGAATAGAGTGGATCAAGGATAGCGTTACGAAGGTCGGTAAAGGGGAAGAAAAACTTAATAATGATAGCCGTTTCGCCCAGATCGGCAGTTCCGGGTATTCCGCCAAGATCGGCAGTTCCGGGTATTTCGCCCAGATCGGCAGTTCCGGGTATTCCGCCAAGATCGGCAGTTCCGGGTATTCCGCCCAGATCGGCAGTTCCGGGTATTCCGCCAAGATCGGCAGTTCCGGGGATTGCGCCAAGATCGGCAGTTCCGGGGATTGCGCCCGGATCGGCAGTTCCGGGTATTCCGCCAAGATCGGCAGTTCCGGGGATTGCGCCAAGATCGGCAGTTCCGGGGATTCCGCCCAGATCGGCAGTTCCGGGGATTTCGCCCGGATCGGCAGTTCCGGGGATTTCGCCCGGATCGGCAGTTCCGGGGATTGCGCCCGGATCGGCAGTTCCGGGGATTCCGCCCAGATCGGCAGCTCCGGGGATTCCGCCCAGATCGGCAGCTCCGGGGGTTACGCCCAGATCGGCAGCTCCGGGGGTTACGCCAAGATCGGCAGCTCCGGGGATTGCGCCAAGATCGGCAGCTCCGGGGGTTTCGCCAAGATCGGCAGCTCCGGGGATTACGCCCAGATCGGCAGCTCCGGGGATTGCGCCCAGATCAATTCGAGCGGGGAGGACAGCGTGATCTGTTGCGCCGGACACAGAGGCAAAGTGAAAGCGAAGAAAGGCTCATGGGTGACATTGTCTGAATGGAAGTATGATAATGACAAGGATCGCTATATTCCGCTCAAGGTCGTCACGTTCCAGATCGACGGAGAGGAATACAAGGAAGGTCGCTGGTACACGCTTCGTGGCGGGGAGGTAATTGACGTGACGGAGGGATAGTTATGAATAAGAAATACTACACCGCTTTCATTCCTTTCAATTTTGCCGATTTGCTGGACAGCGCAGGGATGGAGTACGTCGAGTTCAACTCGACCACCTATGCGGAGGCGTTCGACTTCTTCATAGGGAAAGGGCTCGGCGCAGGGATAATCTCGTTCACCAATCCTTCTAAATACACCTTCTACATCGACGGGTACATCAAGGATGACATATTCATCCCGGCATTCGATTCTTCCAAGGAAGGAAGGGCAATTTACGCCACATGGCACGAAGCCGCCAATGATGCGATAGAATCCGTTTTGAATATTCTCGAACAACAAAAAAAAGCATTAGAGATGCTTCAAAAACAAGTAAAAAACAAAGACAATGAAAAAGAAAAACAAGATTGAAACCATGACCAACAGGGAGTTTCGACTCTACGCCGAGCGCAAGGAGCGAGCGTTCATGGCGGCGCTCTATGCTGCGGTCATACTGGTCTTTTCCGCCATCGTGGCGACGTGGCTGTACATCCTCCCGCAATACGAGTTGTGGAGGGCGGGGATTGACAGCAAAATTGAACAGGTACAGGAGGTGGAGAAATGAAGGATATCTTCAAAAACCTCATGGTCGGTGACTGGGTGTCCGACGAATACGGAAATACGACGAAAATCGAAGCCGTTGACAGAAATTTCGCTTATGCGGATTTCCGTTGCTACGGTGGGGATATTTTACGTTTCTGCAAGAACAACCCTCCCCAGCCCATCCCTCTGACCCCGGAAATCCTGCTGAAGAACGGGTTCAGCGGAAGGGAGGCGTCGTATAGCATCGAAGCGGAAGGGAGGCTCATCCGGGTCATCCTTTCCGGAATCCATGCCGGAATCTCCGTCTGCGATGCCGACGAAATCAGAAGATACAACAGGTGTTCCTTATTCGAAACCCCGACCGTCCACCGGCTCCAGCACGCCCTCCGGCTGTGCGGGCTGGGGGAGATGGCGGATAATTTCAAAGTGTGAAATCATGATAGAAATTGAAGAAAAAATAGAAAAAGTCAGAATCCTCTGCCCCGCCTGCGGGAAGGTCTGCGATGCGGTGGAGCGGTACTGGGACGGGTTCCCGTGGCGCTCGTATGTGCACTACTGCGAGCACTGCGGATACGTGATAACGGAGTCGGAATGGGAGAGGGTGAAATAGAAAAGAATATGGAACAGAACAACACAATGAGCCTTGAACAGGCTGCTGAACAAATCCGCAAGGTGCTTGCGCCGATGCCGGAGAACCGCCAGTTCTTCATCACCGCCGAACTGGAGGAAGCGTTGAGGGTGGCGGTAGACTGCATCGAGAAGGTGCAGAGGATTCCGACGGAAGAGGAGATTGCGAGGATTGTTACACTTTCGACAGCGCAATGGAGGTCGTCGTGTACTATGACCCGATGACGCTGCTCATCGGAAATTTTGTGGACGCTCATAGGGAGATGCGGTGGATGGACGCAGAGGACTTGCAGGCCACGCTGGAAGAGTTTGAGGAAGAAGCCGAGGAAATCTGGAAAAAGAAACACTGCAAGCCATGAGGCACGCAAGCCTTTTCAGCGGGATAGGCGGCCCCGAGATAGCCGCCGCCATGATGGGGTGGGAGAACGTGTTCCACTGCGAGATAAACCCGTTCGGAAGGGCGGCGCTTGAATATTGGTTTCCTGAATCAGACAGTTATGAAGACATTACAACAACAGAATTCACAAAGTACAGGGGGGGGGTGGACATCATCACCGGAGGTTTTCCCTGTCAGCCTTTTTCAGCGGCCGGGAAAAGAGGAGGAGCGGAAGACGACCGCTACCTCTGGCCGGAGATGCTCCGGGTTATTGAAGAAGTCAGGCCCGCTTGGGTTGTCGGTGAGAACGTTGATGGAATCCTCTCGATGGTGGAATCCCCTCGTGACGTTGAGGTGGGACGCGGCCCCTCTCTATTCGGAGAGGGTTACGCTGTATACGAAAGGAGGGAGCGGTTCACCGTCGAGCGGGTCTGCGGAGACCTTGAGCGTGCGGGATATTCAGTCCAGCCGGTGCGTATTCCGGCTTGTGCCGTCGGCGCGCCACACAGAAGGAACAGGGTGTTTTTCATCGCGCACCTTGATGAAATCGCCGTCGGCGATGGATGCCGTAACAGAGAATATGAAAAGCAAGAGCGTTTCGGGGACATCTGGGACTCTTGCACAGGAAATATTAAGCGGATATGTGACACAGAGAGGGTGGATGTTACCATCCCCGGTGACGCAAGACTATCGGCGACGGGGGCCGGGGAGCCGGCAGCAGGGACTACCGGAAGTCATACACGGCATGACGAACGGTTTGCTCCCGACACCGACAGCGGGAGAAGGGGAGAAGTACACGAACTCCTACAACCCGGACAGCCAGATGGGAAAGAGTTTGTCAGCAATGGCGGGGAGCGGTCTCTTGCCGACTCCGTTATCAAGAGACCATCAACAGCCGCCGAAACCGGATTGCATGGTACGGAAGAACGGGAGAGAAAGAACATATCAACTATCCAGCATCCCGACTATGCTCGGCTTGAAAAAGCGCGGTGGGACGGCTTTCCGTCTGTCTCCCCTGTTCACCGAGGAAATGATGGGATTCCCATTGGGCTGGACAACCTATCCATTCCTTTCAACAGATGGAGGGAGGAATCAATCAAAGCCTACGGAAACGCCATAGTCCCGCAGGTCATGTACGAGATATTCAGGGCGATAGAAGTCGCCGAGAAAGAATACAGAAAAACAAGAGACGTATGAGAACGCAATGCCTACAATGCACGAACCTCCAACTCATCGACGGCGAGCCGAAATGCACGCTGGGCAAGCCGATAGCGGGACTGGTCGGAGGATACGGGTACTGCACCGAGCAGGAGCACGGAACCCACGAATCCATGAAGGGAAAGAAGGTCTGCTCCAAGTGCGGCAAGGCCGTGCCGACGGATGAGTACTACCGCTCTCCACGCTCCGCCGACGGGCTGGACTACTGGTGCAAATGGTGCCTGAAGGAGAAGAACATACGGAACCAAGACCGTGCCGTCGCCATGAACCGGGAGCGGATGCGCCGTGACCCCGAATACAGGGAGCGTCGACGGGCGTACTTCAGGGAGTATTACCGCCGGAAGAAGGAGGGATAGCCATGGAATTCGTCAATCAGGTTACATTGGAAGGCCGCGTCGGCAGAGTCAAGATCATCGGCGCCGTCGGCGCGGAGTGGGAGGTCGCCTATTTTTTGGTGGCGCACCAGAAGGACTGGTACAGATCCGGGGAGACGTACACCGAAACGCAGTGGTTCCCGGTGGAGTCATGCGAAGGGGACGGGCGCGACCTGTCCGCGCTGAAGGAGGGCGCGGTCATACGGGTGGAGGGCGAACTCCGTTCGCAGACGCATATCGGACTCAACGGCGAGAGGACGTATGTCACGATAATCGCCAAGAGATTCGAGGTCGCGGAAGAAAAAACTGAAAAGAGATGGGCAAGACAATAAACAGGATGCCCGAGGCGACGGCGTTCGCCCGCGGTGCGTTCGACATCGTGGCGGGGATCGACCCCGACATCTCCCGCAGCGGTTTCGCCCTCCTCGACGTCCGGACGAGGGAGCTGAGGGTGTGCACCCTGCCGTTCCCGGAGCTCATGGACCGCCTCCGGGAGGTGCGCGACGCCGCGGCGGAGTCCGGTAGGAGCCTGCGGGTCGTGGTCGAGGCGTCCTACCTCGTCCGGGGGAACTGGCACGTGTCCCCCCGCGATTCGAAGGCCGCGGCCGCCGCGAAGGGGCGGAGCGTGGGGATGAACCATCAGACGGGGGCGCTGATCTGCGAGATGTGCCGCCACATGGGGATACGGGTGTCGGAGGCCGCGCCGCTGCCGAAGATATGGCGGGGACGGGACAGGAAGATCACCCACGAGGAGCTCTGCCACATCGCCGGGGAGGTCGGCCGGACGAACCAGGACGGGCGGGACGCCGCCCTCCTGGCGTGGGTGTCCGCCGGGCTCCCGCTAAAAGTGAAGCCGCTGTGACCGTTTAACCGAAAAACTATGATCATGATTAAGAGAATCGAAATGCTGGACGACCTCGACGACATCCGCCGCCTTGGCGGGGTGGTCGCGGGTCTGTACGCGGAGCGCACGGAGCCACCGCTGACCGACCTGTCGCTGCTGGGGGGCATCAGGGAGAAGCTGCTGGAGATTTCCGGCGGGTCGCTGACGGACCGCGAGTTCGTGTTCGTCGCGCTGGCGCTCTACTCGCCGGGGAGCCTCGTCGGGATGAGGATGCGCCCCGGCGTTCGCGCCGCGGTCGCCGCCGCGATGGGGAAGAAGTCCGGGTCGTCCGTGTCGAACATGGCGCCGGATCTGATGCTCTGGTACCGAACCTACAGGGGGTTCCGCGAGTCCGTGGACGCGAAGACGGAGGCCGTCGCGGAGTGGCTCGGGCTGTAAGCGGACGGCTGCCCCTTCCGGCGCAGCTCCACAACCCTCCCGAGCCCTATGGCCATGACCCAGTAGCAGAAGCACGGGTCGCCGTTCCGGTCGCGCCTGATCCTCTCCGGGATGAAGCGGAACCCGGTCACCTCGACCAGTGCGGTGTCCCTTTCCTTGGCATACCCTACGGCAAGGTATAGATACTTGTACGGCTTCGGGACGAACGGATACCTGCCTCCGTTCCAGTCATCCCACCAGTACTTCTTGCCCGGCTCGGTGCATCCGGGGTTCAGCTTGTACCCGCTCGGGCTGTCGTCCTTGATAAGGTAGCGGTTCATCGTCACGCCGGGCTTGACCTCACGGTATTCCTCCTTCTTCGTGCCGGCTATGATCTGGTCGAAATAGACCTGCCTGATCGGCAGGTAGAGCGTGTTCCGCTTATTCGGTGCTTCCATTTTCGGCCTGTTTTACTGAGACGTCGATGAGCGCGCCGCAATTCGGGCACTTGATGCGCTGCAGCGGAGAATCCGGGAGAAAGTCGCTGACCCTGCAACCGATCGCGGCGGCGATTACGAGCTTTACGGGATCGTCGAGAACGTGTACGGTAGAGAGTACGGCTATTTCATGCTTTCAGAACTTGAAAGCCTTCGCGGGCGGTTCGGGCTGCCCGTAGAGCGCGACCTGTATCTCGACGCCAAGACGGTGAAGGACATCAGCTGAATGAAAGAATCATGGCTCAATCTGTCATATTCAGGGTGAAGGACAAGTCCAGCGGGGCGCGGTGGTCGGCGGGGCCGGACGGCGACGCCCTCTACTGGACCGTCCTTTCGCTCAACGGACGCGACGCGCACGCCGCCCTAGCGGCAGCGGAATGGGGCGAAACGGCCGCGCCGGGCGACACGCTCGACGCGGGACCGGTCGCCGTACGCTGCGAGGATGAATCGTGGGCGGCCTTCGACGGCGGCGACCTTTTCACGGCGAATCCGTGACAATGCGGACGATTGTCACGAAACAAATGCAAACCGTTTGCGATGAATCGGGGCGTTCGGTAATTTTGGATGCGGGGTAGAGCAGAGGCAGCTTGCCGCTTTGACTTGGCGGACGTCGCGGGTTCGAATCCCGCCCCCGCTACTACGGTATAAAATTTTTACGACATGGAAATACTCACGCTTTCCGTAAGACGCGAATTCTTCGACCGGATACTCTCGGGCGAGAAGAAGCAGGAATTCCGCGAGATCCGCCCGTCCACGCAGGCGAGGTACTGCCTTCTGGACGAAGACGGCAACTGCGTCATGCGCGACGGGGCGATCACGCCGCGCCGCTACGACGCGATCCGCTTCTACACCGGGGCGTATTCCGGCAGGCGCCCGTCCGCCCTGGTTGAAGTGAAGGACGCCGAGATCCAGCTGTTCGTGGACGAGAACGGCGAGTTTATCGAACTCGAGCAGGGCGGGATCGAATACTACGCCGCGCAGGTCGTGTACACGCTCGGTGCGGTGACCGAACGGCCACGGGCCGACATGTAAACCTATGTTAAACTTCAAAATCAACTGCTGAGTCAGAAGAACAACTTTTTCAACGAGCAACTACCGCGGGAGCCGGGTCGGACTCTCCGGGGCGAGGACAGGCGGGCGCTACGTGTCCCGCAACACCGTCTACCGTCAGGTCAGGGTATCCCTGGGCCTGAGCGGCGGATAGGCCGTGACGCCAGTCGAGTCGGCGGAGAAGTGCATCGGCGCCGTCAGGTCGAGGACGGACGGCGCCGTGCTCTTCCTGTCGCTCGGCAAGGACAGCCTCGTCCTCCTCGACATGCTCTACCCGCGCTTCAGGCGGCTCGTCTGCGTCTTCATGTACTTCGTGAAGGGGCTGGAGCACGTGGAGCGCTGGCTGGCGTGGGCGAAGGCGAGGTACCCCGGGGCGGAGTTCATGCAGATCCCGCATTGGAACCTCACGTACATCCTCCGGTCGGGGCTCTACTGCGCCCCGCAGCCGGACGTGCGGCTCCTCACGCTGAAGGACGCCATGAAGTCCGTCCGGATGGCCACCGGGCTCGAATACGTCTTCCTCGGCATGAAGAAAGCGGACTCGATGAACCGCAGGCTCCAGCTCATGGGATACGAGAAGGACGGCTACATCCGTGACGGGGCGGCATACCCACTGGCGGACTGGACGCAGCGGCACGTGCTGGCGTACATGCGGCAGAACGGCCTCCCCGAGCCCGTCCGGTACGGGCTGAAGGCGTCCAACGGGATAGGGTTCAACGAGGACTGCTTCCTCTGGCTGGAGGAGAGGTTCCCCGGGGACCTGGAAAAAATCTACGAGGTCTTCCCCATGTCGGAGCGCATCCTGTTCGAGGCGCACCGGCGAAAGGAGGATGAACGGAACAAACAGCGATCACAATCACAATGTCAGGAAACACAGAAGGGGAAGCCCCCGGGCTGAGCAGATACGTAAGGAGCGAATCCGCCGAGATCCGGCGTTCCGAGATACGTCTGGCCGGGTACAACCCCCGCAGGATAAGCGAGGAGGCCCGCAGGTCCCTCAAGCGGGGAATCCGCGAGTTCGGCCTGGTCGGGGGGATAATCGTGAACCGCCGGACGGGGATGACCCTCGTCAGCGGCCACCAGCGCCTGTCCGTGATGGACGAGCTCCAGAAGTACCCGGAGAACGACTACGTCCTCCGGGCGGACGTCATCGACGTGGACGAGAAGCAGGAGAAGACGCTGAACATCCTGCTCAACAACCCGAACAGCCAGGGCACCTGGGACATGGACGCGCTGGCGAGGCTGGTCCCGGACATCGACTACCGGGCCGCGGGGCTGACCGACGCGGACCTCTCCCTCATCGGGCTCGACTACCTCCACCGGACGGAGGGGGAGAACGAGCTGGCGTCCGCGCTCGAAGGGCTGACAGCCCCGCTGGACGCGGCACGCGACGCGGAGAGGCGGCGGAGGAAGGCCGAACGCGAGGCCGCCAAGGCGGCGAAGGAGGAAATGTCAGAAGAGGATAGAACCGCCCACATGAAGGACGTGAAGGCTTCCGTCAGGGAGAAGGCCGTCAGGGACGCGGAGAACATGGACGCCTACGTTGTGCTGTCGTTCGACGCCCGCGAAGCGAAAGAGGCGTTCCTCAACCGCTTCGGCTATCCAGGGGGCATACGGTTCATCAAGGGAGAGGAGTTCGACGGGATGGTAGAGATGACGGGATGACGAAAAAAAGATAAACAGAGATGGCAGAGAAACACAAGCGGAACGCGAAAGGGCAGATCGTCCCCAAGTTCGACTACGACGGGGACGAGTTCTACGAGGAGATCTACGCCCTCGCCATGCAGGGGCTCACGGACGCGGAGATAGCCTACGCCCTCGGGGACAGGTTCGGGCAGACGCTCGAACCGGACGTCTTCGGGAAGATGAAGAACGGGAACTACAACGGATGGGACGCGGATGGGAACGCGCGCCGATCGGCGCGTCTTTGTCGGGTCTTAGCGCGTGCCCGCTCGAAAATAAACGGCATCGTCCGCGGCGCGTACCTGAAGTCCGCCCTCGGCGGCAAGCGTCTGAGATCCAAGGTCGTGAGCTACGTCCGCCAGCGGTGCACCTGCATGGGGCAGGACGATTCCTGCCCGCGGTGCGGCGGCACCGGGTACCTGTACCTCACCGACAAGCAGGTGGTGCAGGAGTCGGAGTCCGAGCTCCCGCCCAGCCAGCAGGCGATGTCCACGTGGCTGTTCCACCACGACCCCGAGTGGCGCAAGATCCAGCGGGGCTCCGATGACGACGACGGCATCCCGAAGGACGTGAAGCGGGGCGTGGACATCGACAAGTGGATCACCGAGCGGGTGGAGGAGGAGCCGTGATCGTCCCGCAGCCGGCCTTCCATCCGATGTACACGAACACGGACAGGAGCATCATACTCCTGACCGGGGGGCGGGGTGGCGCCAAGAGCTACAACGCCTCCACGTTCGTCGAGCGCCTGACGTTCGAGCTGAACACCGACCCCGAGACCTCCGAGCGGATCGCCCACACGGTCCTCTACACCCGGTACACGATGCTGTCCGCCGGGATGTCGATCATCCCGGAGGTGATGGAGAAGATCGACGCGGACGGTACGGGGAGGTACTTCCGCCGGACGAAGACGGAGATCCACAACCGGATGACCGGCGGGAAGATCCTGTTCCGGGGCATCAAGACCTCCTCCGGGAACCAGACCGCGAAGCTGAAGTCCATCCACGGGCTCTCGGTGTTCGTGGTGGACGAGGGCGAGGAGTGGACCTCCGAGGACGAGTTCGAGGTCATCCGGCTTTCCATCCGCCAGAAGGGAATCCGGAACCTCGTGGTCATCATCATGAACCCCACGGACAGCAACCACTGGGTGTACCGGAGGTTCATCAAGAACTCCCACCGGATCGAGCGCTTCGACGGGGTCCCCGTGCAGATCAGCACGCACCCGGACGTCCTGCACATCCACACGTCCTACCTCGACAACATGGGGAACCTCTCGCCGGAGTTCCTCGCGGCCGCTGCCGAGTGCCGTGAGAACGACCCGAAGCGGTACGCCCACACGTTCATGGGGCAGTGGTCGGACGTGGCGGAGGGCGCGGTGTTCAAGACCGTCTACGAGGTGGACTCATTCCCCTCCTGGTGCGACAGGGTGTCGATCGGGCTGGACTTCGGGTATTCGACTGACAAGACCGCCGCCGTGCTGTGCGGCGCTGCCGGGGACGACCTGTACTTCAAGGAGATCTTCTACCGCACGGGGATGAGGGCGAAGGACATCGTCGGGGAGCTGCGCGCGTGGAACCTCCCCGTCTACTCCGAGAGCGCCGACCCCCGGCTCGTGGACGAGATCGCCCTGGGCGGGATCAACATCTACCCCGTGTCGAAGGGCCCGGGCTCCGTCGCGGCGGGGATCGACTTCATGCTCGGGAAGAACATCCACGTGACGAAGGACTCGTTCAACATGCTCGACGAGTTCCGGAACTACGTCTGGGACAGGGACAAGGACGGGCGGTACGTCAACAGGCCGCGGGACGGGGACGATCACTGCATCGATGCCTGCAGGTACTACTGCACCGGAAGGCTCCTCGGCCGCGTGAAGGCCCCGTCCGACTCGTCGATGTACAACCGATAACAAACGACATCAGACCGTAAAACTATAGACTATGAGAAAGATCGACGAAGTCCTCTCCATCCCCGACATCGGGGACCGGATCGAGGAGCTGAAGAAGCACCGGGGTCGCTACAAGGCCCCGGACACGGCCGCGAACCTCGCGGCGTGGGACCCCATGAAGCACGACATCATGGACAAGGAGAAGCACAAGGACGAGCGTGTGATGGTCGAGAAGGGCCGGAGGGTCTACGACGAGGCGTCCGGCTCCACGGTCGTGACGGACGACAGGTACGAGGACGTGGAGGTGAACCGGATTCCGCTCCCCATCGAGCAGGACATCGTGAACATCCACACGGCGTTCGCGGTCGGGACGGAGCCGGACACGGTCTGCGATACGGACGACCGGGACGAGAAGAGGCTCCTCTCCGCGCTCCGGCAGACGTTCCGGAAGAACTACGTCAAGTACCTGAACCGGCAGGAGGTGCGCTCGCTCCTCTCCGAGCAGGAGGTGGCGGAGTACTGGTACGCCGCTCCGGACACCGACGGCTTCTGGGCGAAGACCTGGCGGCGCATCTCCGCGGCCGTCACGGGCAAGTTCCCCGCCAAGCGACCCCGCTGCGTGGTGTGGTCTCCCTTCCGGGGCGACGAGCTGGTCCCCTTCATGGAGGACGGGCAGATGACCGCCTTCATGCGCGGCTACACCGTGGCCGCCGGGGACGGGGACGAGGAGCGGAGGTACATGTGCATCACCGACCGGAAGGTCTTCACGTGGCGGCAGGAAAAAAACGGCGGCTGGGTCGAGGACCCCGGCAACACCTACGAGCACGGCTTCTCGAAGATACCCGTGGTCTACATGTGGCGGAGCGAGCCGCTGACGAAGAACATCTCGCACCTCCGCGCCCGGCTGGAGAAGACCCTCTCGCAGTACGGGGACTGCATCGACTACCACTTCTTCCCCTACCTCGTCCACTTCGGCGAGGCGGAGAACGTCCAGGGCGGGAAGCGGAACCATATTATCCAGGTCACCGGGCGGGACGCCAAGGCCCCGATCTACCTCACGTGGGACCAGGTGCCGGACACGGTGAAGTTCGAGGTGGAGACGAACCTCGAGCTCGCCTACTCGCTGACGAACACCCCGCGGATCTCCTTCGACCGGATCAAGTCGATGGCCGCCGTGAGCGGCACGGCGTTCCGCTTCCACTTCATGGGGGCGCACATGGCAACGGAGAACCACTACGAGGAGGTAGGCCCGTTCCTCCAGCGCCGTGTGAACCTCGTGTCCACGATCCTCGGGGAGATGAACTCCTCCCTCCTGCCCGCGTCCCAGACCGCGGACATCGAGGCGGTCCCGCAGCCGTACATGATCGACTGCGTGGCCGACCGCGTGAAGACCGCCGTGGAGGCCAGCGGAGGCCCCGTGTGGAGCACGAAGGCCGGGATCGCGTTCGTCGGCAACGCCGTGCAGGCGGAAGACGAGTACGAGCGGATACTGGAGGAGAGGAAGGAGAAGGAGGACGGGAAGGAACCGGACGCGAAGACGGTCACGGACTGACCGAATCCGCGACAGACGATGAAAGCGCCCTTTTTCAGGGGGCGCTTTTTTCGTGCCGCAAAATTTTCACGGTCCTTTTTCGCTGAAAAAGCCGTGTGCAATTCCGGTAACGTAATAATGTCGGATATATATCCCCCGTCCGTCCTTCGTCAGTTCACCAGAGAAGATGGAGAAAGAGAAGAAACGCCGTGGAAGCCGGGCTTTCTGCCGTCGGGGAGGATGAACACGCGCGCCTTCATCCTGTAGACGTTGCTGTCCGTGGCGAAGTGGCATCCGGGGAAGAACTTCAGCGCGTGCCTTCCCCTCCCCTTCCCGACGAACGTCTGTTCCGCCGGCGGAATCCTCCACGAGTAGAGCCCCGCCTCTGTCCCGCGCCTCACGGCGCCGATGGCGGTCGCGGGCGAGCACCTCATCCTGCCGCACAGGTGCCGCACCGAGATGCCGTCGTCGGTGAACTCCTCCTTGCCGCGCCTGCGGAGGTTCTCTTCCAGCGCGGCCTTCTCCCGCGCGGATGCGAACCCTTTCCGACCGGCAGACCGCTCGAGGTGTTCCTTCCTCCTCTGTATCTCGGCGGGCAGGAGCGCCCGCAGCCCGTCCTCCACCGCCCCGACGGATGACATGTCGAGGGGCGAGAGGTCGATGTCGCCGTTCCGCTTCGTGCGGCAGAGGGTCTTCCCCGGTACCGGCTGGACCCTGCGCCGCACCTTCTCGCGCCCCAGCCGCCCGAACTCGATCCGCCTGACCCCGTTCCGCTCCGAGAAGCGGACGAGCCCCATCTCCGCGAGCGCCATCACGCGCCTCCGGGCGGTGTTGGGGCTCACCCCGGAAAGGGACGACAGCAGACGGTACGACCAGCCCACGACGACGGAGGCCGGACGGACGTTCTTCATGTACACGGCGAACGCGAGGGCCTTCAGCGACTCGGGTGAGCCGATGCAGCGGTCGTATATCCTCCGTGACAATTTATGCATGACGACGCGGTTGAACAATAAAAAAAACGTACCGGTTGGAAATGGATGGCGGGCGCACTCCGGTACGTTTTGAGGGTTTTCTCCAAACCCCGTCCGCTCTCGCGGGCTGTATCTCTGATTCACGTGCGCTTCCGTCCGTTTCCATGACAAATATATTACGCGGGAACCCCGGAAAAAAGGAATTCGCCCGCTCAATCATGACAATCGCACCGATTGTCATTTTTTACTCCCCGGAATCTTCTTTTATGCGTTCCGTGACGGTTATTTTTGTCATAAACGTAAACGTGTGAAGCACATGAAGAAGAAAATTTTCGAAGCCCTCAAAACGAAGTATTCCCATCTCGGGTTGGGGGACGACACGCTCGACCGCATAGCCGGCTGGCTGGAGCCGGGCGTGAAGGAGGAAAAGGACATCGAGGCCGCCATCGGCGCCGCGGGTCCGGTTCTGGGTGTCCTGCAGTCCGAGACGGACAGGCTGAGGAACGAGAAGTCGGGCCTCATGAAGCAGTTCGAGGACTACAGGAAGGCGAATCCCGCGAAGGAGGGAAAGGACGACGACGGGAAGGACGACAAGAAAGACGGCGACGATGCTGCCGGTCCGCTCACCGCGGAGGGCGTGAAGTCGATCGTCTCCGAGCTCCTCAAGCCCGTCATCGACCGGTTCACCGAGCAGGACGCGAGGGACAGGGAGGCCGAGAGGCGCAGGCAGATCATGGCGAAAGCCGCCGAGTACAGGATACCGGAGGCGGTCGCGAAGTACATGCAGGTGCCGCCCGACGCCGACCTGGACGCATTTATGAAGCAGGCGAAGCAGGACTTCGCCGACAGCGGATTCTCTGAGGTCAAGCCGCCGCAGACGGCGGAGGACCGGATGAGGACCGAGTCGGAGGCCATCGCGAAGATGATCTCCGACGGAACGAAATCAATTGTCGAATCACAAAAAAAGTAAAACGCTATGTCAGCAGGATTTACCTACAATCTCACGCCGGAGGTTGAGAAGGAGGAGAGATACGACGTCCAGAGCGGCATCCGCCGCAGGGGCTCGTTCATCCTCGACACGACCAACCTCCCGGCCGGTTCCCGGCTGCCCTCGTTCGCTCCCGTGAAGGCCGACCTGAAGAACAGGAAGTGCTCTCTGGTGAGGAACTTCACGGTGGCCGCGGCCTACACCACCGGGGAGACCGCCCTGACCCTCAAGGTCGCCAAGGGCTGCTTTCCCTACGCCGGGATGCACATCGGCAACGGCTCCAAGGGAGCCACCGTCTCGGCCGTCGACTTCTCGGACGCCGACTACGACGCGCTCACCCTCGGCGCCGCCTTCGGGGTGGACCTCGCCGTGGGGGCCGTCATCTTCGAGGCTACGGCCGTGAACGGCAAGACGAAGAAGGCCGTCGCCAACTCCGCCCTGTATGGTTCCCACACCGTGGAGAGCGGCATCAACAACGTGGCGCTCCTGCGCACTGCTGCGGAGATCGAGCCGGACAAGCTCGCCATCCCGTACGCGACGGAGGACAAGGAGGCCCTCAAGGGCTGGTTCCAGTTCAACGAATAAAGGAAGAATACCATGCAACTTACTATCGAAAGACTTTTCAACGACCACAACATCGTTTCAGCGGTCATCGACCGCGTGCTGCAGACCCGCACGGACGCGATCTACTGGAGGCAGTTCCTTGACTTCCGCCAGACCACGACCCGCGTGTTCAAGGCGTACCTCGGCACCGTGACGGGCGTCATGGCCGGGTCGGTCAACTCCCGCTACGGCGAGAAGCCGATCCGCGAGCGCCGGAACCTCGGCTACGGCTACGGCGAGGTCGCCTACCTGGGCGACGCCTACCAGATGTCCGTCGACCGCCTGTCGGAGGTCCAGGACCTCATCGACAAGTTCAACGCGGCGAAGTCCGCGGACCAGGCCGCGGCGCTGGACGAGATCATCGCCTTCGTCGCCGACGACTACCGCCAGGTGACCCTCGCGGCGCACAAGCGGATGGACCTCGTCGTGGGCTCCCTGCTCATGACGGGCGCGGCGACCGTGAAGAACAAGGACAACCGCTCCGACGCGGACGCGGCAGACCTCCTGAGCATCACGCTCCCGCTGCACGCCATCAAGCCCGCCTATGCGGACGTGTACGTGGACAGCAGCAAGAAGTTCATCTCCTACCTGATGGGCCAGGTGGAGACGCTCCGTCCCCAGTTCGGCTCGTTCGCGAAGATGGTGATGACCCGCAAGACGTTCAACGACCACATCATCGGTTCCTCGGAGTTTGGAGACAAGTTCAAGGCCGTCCTCGGGTCGAACCAGCTCTACGTGAGCTCCGGCCTGATCTCGTCCGACCTCGCGTCCGACGTCTTCACCGGCATCGGGCTCCCGGCGATCGAGATCAAGTCCGACTACGTGCAGGATCAGAACGGCTCGAACACGGCGGTCTACGCCGACGACCGGATCACGCTGATCCCGCAGGACAAGATCGGCTCGATGCGCTGGCACGTGCCGTACGAGGCCACCGACCCGGTTCCCGGGCGCAACTACACCCCGGCCGACGGCGGGATGCTCATCAGCAACTACCGCGACAAGGAAGGCCGCTACATGGAGTACACCGCCGAGTGGATTCCGCAGTTCGACGCACCCAACCGGATCGTGAACTTCGACCTCTCGGAATGCGATACGGCCCCCGAATCGTCCGGTGTCGGATGATGACCGTATGACGGTTCCGTCATGACCTGCTCGGAGTACATACGGCAGACCTTCGCCGACTTCGGCGTCCGGCTGTCCGACGCCTCCCTGCTCGGCATAGCCGCGCGGGGCGGGCTGGACCCGGACGCGGCGGTCGACCCCTCCGACCTCATCGCGACCGACGTGGCCGTCGTCAGGGCGGTCCCGCTCCTCCTGCTCGCGCCGTCGTCCGTCTCGGAAGGCGGGCTGAGCGTGTCGCGGGCGGACCGGGAATCGATCCTGAGGTGGTACTCGCTGCGGTGCAGGGAACTGGGGCTGGAGGATGTCCTTTCCGACAGGCCCGCGGTCAGGTTCATGTAGCGCGCCATGGTAGACTTCCGCCCCCACCTCATCCGTTTCAGGACCGCTTCCGGCGGCGGGTTCAACGAGTACGGCGAACCCGTCCCGGCCGCGGAGTCCTGGTCCGACCCCGTGCCGTGCAGGTACGAGAACAACACCGAGACGAACGTCTATCGGAACGAGGACGGCACGTTCAAGGTGTTCCGGTACGCGGTATGGCTCGACGGGTCGGGGACGGACTACACTGGGAGGAGGGTCAGGCTCTACGGAGCCGACGGCTCCCTCACGGGGGAGGGCACGGTTCACCACTGCCCGCACCGTCAGTTCAACACCCTGCTTTACGTGGAGTAGCTATGGGGATGAAGCGCAAGGTCGTGGGGAACACGTTCACCCGGTACGTGGCCGCAAGGCTCGGGGAGCTGAGGGACGAGTACTTCCAGATGCTTTCCTATGTGGGCGTGGAGACCGTGAACTATATCTGGAACAGGAGCGGGGAGGAGAGCTGGTACGACCAGACCGGGAACCTGCGGAGCTCGATCGGATTCGTGATAGCGGAGGACGGGAAGGTCGTCCACGAGGGCGGGTTCGACACGGTGCTCGACGGGGCCGAGGGCTCCGAGAAGGGGAGGGCGTTCGCCCGGTCGCTTCCGGATCTCGTGGAGGGCTTCCGGAAGGGGATGGTGCTGATCGTGGTCGCGGGGATGGAGTACGCCGCCTATGTGGAGGCCATGGAGAACAAGGACGTGCTCGCGTCGTCGAAACTCTACGCGAACAGGGTCATGAGGGAGCTGCTCGACAAGATGAACAAGAGATAAAGAGATGAGAAGGAAGACGCCGCTCGACGTGGAGCGGGACATCTACCTGCTGGTGAAGTCCAGCCCGCTGTTCGCCGGGATGAACGTCCTGCGCGAGGGCGTGCGCCCGCTGGGCTCCCCGTCCGGGGACGTGGTGGTGGCGCACAACGCCGGGCTTGACGGACAGACGCAGGAGGGGGTCGTGAACGTGAACTGCTACGTGGCGGACATCGACAACGGCGCCGGTCCCGTGAAGGACATCGGTACCTGCTCCGACATCGCGGGCAGGTGCCAGGAGTTCATCGAGACGGCGGTTCTGGAGGACTACGACATGCGGCTGGAGTCCGCGATAAGGACCTACAAGGTGAAGGACGCGGAGCAGCACTGCGTGAACATGAGGATAGAATACAGGAGAACAAGCATCAACGATTAACGATTAACAAAATTTTATACGACATGGCAAAGAAAATCATGGCATGGAGCAAGTGCTCCGTCAAGATCGGTACCGCTTCCGGTACCGGCACCATGCCGACCTCGATGACGAGCGTCGGCACCGTCAAGTACCAGTCGGCCGTTCTGGAGGCATCCGACGGCGACGCGCTTTCCGCCAGGGCCACCGGCGGTGTGGAGGTGGCGCACGAGGATCTGGAGGGCGGGCTCGTCTTCACCGCGCGGGTGATCGAGCCTGAAGCCGCCCTGTACACCGCCCTCGGGCTCGGGAAGGCATCCGGGGACGCGTTCGACGTGGACACCCACATCCCGGCCGGGAACTTCGCACTGCGCGTGGAACCGAAGAACGTCGGGGCGATGGGCATCGACGCCCCTCTCACCTCGGTCAAGTTCAAGCCGGGCTGGAGCGAGGAGGAGGGCAACTACGCCGACCTCACGTTCAGCCTCCTGAAGGTGGACGACAACACGCCCTGGTACAAGAGAGTGCCGAAGGCCGCTCCGGCCGGAGACTGATGATTCTGACTGACGCCGGGCGGGGGCGGGCACTCCGTCCGGCGTTTTTTCAACGATTCGCGAATGAAGAAGAAAAAGACTGTTGAGCGGATGGCCGCGGACGTCCTCCTCGAGAGGGAGGTGACGGTGACGCTGGGAGGGGTGGACTACTCCGTCCCGCCCCCGACGATGGCCACCCTCATCGCCGCGTCGGAGCTGATCTCGGGGCTCCCGGCCGTGAAGCTCGACCCGAAGGACGTGCTGGCCGAGGTGCTGCTCGTCGCCCCGGACTGCCGCGACCTCGGAAAAATCGCCGCAGTCCTCGTCAAGGGGGTGCCGAGGGACAAAGACCTGTCCGCGCGGGAAAAACGCCGCAGATCGAAGGGAACAGCCCGTTTCGCGGACTTCCTCATGCGGACGGCCACCCCGTACGAGATGCGGGTCGGGATAAACCGGATTCTGAACGTCGCGGGGATAGACGATTTTTTCGGTCTTACCACTTCCCTGACAGAGATAAACCTTCTGCGAAGGACAAGAAGAGACGGGGAAGTGGTCGGAGGAACGACAGCGTCTGGGCGGTCGTCCTCGGGATGATGCAGGGGCTCGGCATGACCTACGACGAGGTGATGTACGGGCACAGCTACGCGAGCCTGATCATGCTGAGCGCGGCCTTCCCGTCGTACGACTTTTCGGACGCGGATGACGGCTGGGACGAGAGCATAGACGCGAACATACCTGGAAACTTCAAAGTATAGCACGGCACACACGATGGCAGGACAGGGCACATATTACGGCATAGGGCTCGACGTCAACGTCGAGAAGGGTGCGCAGGAGGCCGAAAGGAGCTTCAAGCGCATCGACAGCGCGGCGGACGCCACGTCGAAGAAGCTTGACTCTCTGGAGTCCGGCGTGAGGAAGCTGTCCGGCTCCGTCCCCGCGCTGGGCTCGTCGTTCAAGTCGTCGGGCGACAGGGCCGCCGCAGCGGCGGAGGAACTGACCGAAAGCATCGCCATCCAGAAGAAGGTTCTTGCGGATCTCGAATCGCAGCTTGCCTACACGAGGGGCGAGGTGAACCGGACGGGCGGCGCGAACAAGGCTCTCGTCAAGCAGTTCCGCGAGCTCATACAGGAGGTGAACGCCGAGAAGGCCGCTCTCCGGCAGCTGGAGGAGCAGATGAAGTCGAAGTCCGCGCCGACCGCGCTGACCTTCCGGACGCAGATGCTGAAGCTGAGCGAGCAGATGCGCCGGATGCGCATGGACGGCCAGCAGAACACCGACGAGTACATACGGCTCGAAGCCGAGATGAAGCGGCTGGCGATCGCGACGAGGGAGTTCACGACCAGCCAGCGGGCGATGTCCAGCGGAATGGGTGGAATGGTGTCCGGCATGACCAGCGGCCTGCAGGGGCTGATGGGCGCGTATACGCTCGCGTCGGGCGTGGCCGGGCAGTTCGCGTCCGATCAGGAGAAGCTGGTGAAGATACAGACGAGGATGCAGTCCTCGATGGCGATGCTGATGGGCCTGCAGCAGGTCGCCAACACGCTCCACTCGACCTCGGCCTTCCGGATCACGGTCGTGACGAAGGCGACGAGGCTGTGGGACGCGTGGAACGCAAGGACGGCCGCGGGGCTCCAGCGGCTGGGAATGAGCGCGAACGTCGCGCGGACGGCCGCAATCGGTCTCCACGGTGCGCTGGCGCTGCTCGGAGGGGCGGCGGTGATAGCGGCCATAGCGGTCGTGTCCAGGCTCCGCGAGGAAGCGAAGAAGAACGCCGAAGCGCAGAAGAAGTACAGGGCGGCGGTGTCGCAGTCCTATGCCGACCAGCTGGCGCAGTTCCGGGCGATGCAGTCGGAATGGAAGGCGGCGGAGGGCAACCTGAAGCGCCAGAACGAGATCTACAGGGAGCAGAAGAAGAACCTCGACGCGCTCGGCATATCCGCGGGCAACAGGAACGAGTACGACCGGATCATGGTCGAGAAGAGCGGCGACGTGGTGGACGCCCTCTACATGAAGGCGCAGGCGACCGCCGCGCTGTCGGTGGCGGAGGAGCTGTACAGGACCGCCATCGAGAACCGGGTGAAGGCCGAGGACAGGGAGTCCACGAAGCCGAACCTGTGGCAGAGGTTCAAGACCGGGCTCGCCATGTCCGGCGCGTCGCAGACCGGAGCGGACATCGAGGAGGTCAGGACGGCGATGAGCGAGTTCTACGCCGGGAAGAACGCGGAGAAGGCGGCGAAGAAGGCCGAGGAAGCGGAGGAGAAGGCTCGGAAGTACATCGAGAGGTACGTGGAGACGATGACGGAGTTCCGGGAGAAGATGAAGGGTTCCGGGTTCTTCACTCCGGAGCAGGCCGACGACGCGGAAGCCTACGCCGAAGCCGTGAGGTCGGCGACCGACAAGATAGACGACCTGCGGTCGCAGTCCGAGGAGGCCGCAGCCAAGGGCAGGACGGCCGCCATGAAGGACAGGGAGGAGCTGATGCAGTCCCTTGACGCATGGCGTGCCTACTACGACGCCAAGGCCGCTCTCGCCGTCGCCGGATACGAGCGCGAGCGTGCCGCCGCGGTGAAGTCGTACAGGGATTCCGAGAAGGAGATAGAGCGCCAGCGCACGGAGTGGGCGAAGAAGGGCTGGGACACGTCCGTCCTCGACCGCCAGCTGGCCGCCGTGAAGGATCTGCTGGAGAAGACCATGAGCGGGATAGCGGAGGCGGAGTCACGCGAGCTGCTGGGGCTGATGCTCTCGCAGACGGACAAGCTGGTCGCCGTGCGGAAGGAGCTGGCGAAGGGAATCGTCGACGCGGAGAAGGACGCGGCCGCATCCGACGCCGAGGACGCGTACATGAGCGAGCTGGAGTCCTACGGCTCCTACGAGCAGAAGCGGTTCGCCATCCACATGAAGTGGCTGGGGAAGATCAACGCCGCCGACGGGGAGCAGAGGGAGCTCTACCGGAAGATGTTCGCAAGGGAGCTGGAGGAGCTGGACGCGGTGTACAGCACGGCGTACCGGAAGATATTCGCCAACGTGTCCGACCTGTCGAAGGCGGGGATGGAGGAAGCGCTGGCGCTGGCGAGGGGACGGCTGTCGAAGCTGATAAGCGAGGGCGCGGACGTGGCGGACATCGACGCGATGTCGAACAGGGTGAACGAGCTCCAGCGTGCCATCGACGAGTTCAGCTTCACCGGATGGGACGCGGGCGTCGAAGCCGTGACGGAATCGATACACGGGCTCATCGCCGCAAGGAACAGACTGAAGAACGCCCAGACCGCCGAGGTCAAGGACCGGAACGAGATAGCTGCCGCCACGGAAGCGGCGGCGAGGGCTGCGGAGGACATGCGCAAGTCGATACGGGCGACCGCCGTCAATTCGCTCCTGTCCGCGGTGTCCAAGATCGGGGATTCGATGAGGGAGATAGCGGAGATCAGCGGAGACGAGGGTCTTGCGGAAGCGGGCGAGATGATCGCCGGGTTCGCCGACACGTTCGGCGGCTCCATAGAAGCGCTTGCGCGTGGGGACATGATAGGTGCTGCGGTGTCGGCGGTGACCGGGGTGATCGACGCGACCGTTGACGCGTTCGTGTCGTACAGGAAGGCGAATGAGCAGTTCAAGCGCAACAACGAGATGTTCCGGCAGTCGCTGGAGATAATGGCCGTCCAGATCAACGAGAGGGACTACGAGGGCATGTTCGGAGACAGAGCGGCGAGGAAGGCGGTAGACGCGTTCGGAGCGGCACGCAAGGCGATGACGCAGTTCCGCGTCGAGAGCAACAAGCTGTACGCGGAGTCGTTCAAGAGCAGGGACTACTCATGGTGGTCGAACCTGTGGGGCAGGTCGGACACGTACACGGCCTTCCGCACGCAGGACATCTGGGGAGAGGACGGGCTGCTCGACCCCGCCAAGGCGAAGGCGTTCCTCGAAACGTGGAACGACGAGCTGACAGACAAGCAGAAGGAGCAGATCGAGAACGCGATCGAGCTGCGGGAAGCGTACGAGGAGGGTCTTTCCGTCGTGGAGGGCTACGTGGGCGACCTTCTCGGCGGTCTGGGCGACAGCATCACGGACACCCTCTGGGACGCGATCGTCAGCGGCGCGGAGGCCGGGTTCGACGACTTCCGGGACATCGGGGCCGAAGCGGCAAAGGGGATCGCCAAGAGCTTCATCAAGGAGTTCGTGGTGGGGACGTACCTCGAACAGTACAGGGACAGGCTGCTGGGCGTGTTCGCCATCGACGACGACTCGACAAGGCACCGGAGCCTTGCGGGGATACTGAACGAGATCATGCAGAGCATCCCGACGCTCATCGGGACCGCCAAGGCGGCGGTAGACAGCGTGCTGCCGGCATCAGGCTATTCCGTCGCCGACTTCGCGGAGAGTTCCCGTTCCGCCGTGGCGAAGTCCGGCCTTGCCGCGTCGCAGGACAGCGTGGACGAGACCAACGGGCTCCTGACGGTGCAGAACTCCATGCTGAGCGAGGTCAGGGACGACGCGAGGGAGTCGCGGTCGCTGCTCTCCCTCATGCTCGGCTCGACGAACGACATACTGTACCACGTGATAGGGATTCACGGCGACACGGCGTCCATCAGCTCCCTCTCCGTGGAGATCAGGGCGTGCCTGAAGGAGATGAAGGCGGACGTGGGGTCGATGGCCACGAAGGGGGTGAAGGCGCTATGATAGGAGGGGTGCTCATCAACGGAAGCGACATCTTCCTCGCCTACGGGGCGTTCCTCGCCGACGGCGGGTTCGCCGGACTCGCGAAGTGGCCTCCGGTGAAGAAGGTGGACTACAACGACTGGCAGGAGTACGACGGGATAGAGCCCGACCTGTCGGACATCCGACTGGATTCGGTGACGTTCCCGCTGACCTTCTGCGTCGGGGCGCGGGGCGGGGGAGCGGGTGCGCTGGAGGACTTCTACGCGCTGCTCTGCTCGGGGCCGACGCTCACCCTCTCGCACGGGGGGCTGGGGAGGGAGTTCGCCCTCCGGCTGGTCGGCATATCCGACCTCGCCTACGCGATGAGGTTCAGCCGGGTCACGGCCACGTTCGCCAACGACGACTTCATGGCGGGGTACTCCTACGCGCCGCCGGTGCCGCTCGCCGTCACGGACGGCTCGGTCGAGATCGACTCGACGCCCGTCAGCGCGTACGGCATGAGGGCTCTGGCCGGGACGGAGGACACGGCGCTGCGGAACCCGGACGTGAAGCCGCTGCTGGAGCGGAAGCCCTCGCCGGTCGACGGGGCGGAATACGACTCCGGAGGGGACGTGACCCTCGGGAGCAAGGACATCACGCTGGAGCTGCTCATCCGGGGCGCCGCCCCGGACGTGTTCTGGCGCAACTACCTCGCCCTGCTGAGCGACCTCGTGAGGATCGACTCCGGGGCTTCGGACCGGACGCTGGCCGGGAGCCGGAAGGTCGGCACGGCTGCGTCCACGCGCACCTACAGGTGCTACTACAAGAGCCAGTCGGTGCGGACGCTGGCCGTCACCCCGAACGGGATATGGGCGCGGTTCGCCGTCACGATGACGGTGCACGGCGTATACGTCGGCACGCTGTACGCCTTCGCCACGGAGGACGGGCGGTGCATAACGACTGAGGACATGAAATTCATCAATTTATTTCCGTATGGCAGAAGGATTTGAGAACATAGAACAGGTGCCCATCAGCGGGCTTCCCGAGACGACTTCCTTGCAGGGTCTCTATGTCGCCGGCACGCGGAGCGGCCAGTCGTACAAGGTGCACGCGGCTACTCTCAAGGGCGAGAAAGCAGACCTTGCTGACGCAGCTGCCGCCGCTTGCGAAGTCTACGACGACAGAATCAGCGCGCTTGAAACGCTGACTAAACAGCTGGCCGCTGTAAACTTGTCTTTCCGCGACATCAACAACAACATCAATCATCTTCGCAACACGGCGAACTGCTACGTCGTCAAGTCTGTCGGCGCTTTCAAGTTCCCGCTTGTGTACGGCAACGCAATCAAGAACGGCGAAGTCAATGCTGCCGCTTATACGAACGGCGGCGGCGAAAATCAGGCTGCGTTCGTCAATCATCTTGGCAACGCTATCACTTCGCCGTACATCGAAGAACACGCCGGCTGCCAGGCTGCAAGCGCAGTCGTGCTGTGGCAGGAAGTGAACGGCATGATTGCGAATCCGCGTCTTGTCCTGGGCGAAGGCGTGCGCGACTTTATCTTCGACGTGACTTCTTGTCCGTCTACCGGCGCGAACGCTGTCGTCGGCATTCTTGACGGCGACGGCAACGTCATCTGGTCTTGGCACATCTGGGTATATCCCGACCAGCTGGGCGTGACCGAATTCTTGAACCACACCGAACAAGTGTATGAACTGCTTGACGTCGCACTGGGTACGTCTTACGACGACGCACAGAAGACGCGCTTCAAGAACGTTTACTACCAGTGGGGAAGAAAAGACCCGATGCTGTCGCCGGCTGCCTACAACAGCAACAGCAATCACGCGCAATACGGCGACAAGCAGTTCGCAGTCGCTGAAGGCCCCGCCGCAGACGTCGCAACTGCAATCAAGAATCCGAACAAGTTCTTCTTGATTGACAGCAACAACAACAATGACTGGCAGTCACACGATGCGAAGCGCTTCAATCACTGGGACGCCGCACGCAATGCAGCTGGCGCTTCTGACAATGAAGTCGTCAAGACGGTCTACGATCCTTCGCCGGCCGGCTTCAAAGTGCCGAACGGTCGCGTCTTCACTGGCTTCACGACCACTGGCGGCAACACTTCGACCGCAGAAGAATTCAATGTCGTCGGCAGCTTCGCCGCTGGCTGGAAATTCAAGGCGAACGACGAAGATACTGACGGCCAGTTCTTCCCGGCCTCCGGCTGTCGCAACTATTCTTCGGGCGGCTTGGGCGTCATTTCCAGCAAAGGCTATTGTTGGTCTTCCGCTGCGTATTCAGCGACGTACGCCTACTACTTGAGCTTCGACAGTGGCAGCGTCAACCCGCTGAAATACTACGGCCGCGCGTACGGCTTCAGCGTGCGCCCCGTCAGAGAATAAAATTGACACTTTCAGCACTTCAATGAATTCAAGATGCTTGACGCAACGCTGCGCGGATCTTCGCTGAATCAGGTCTTCTGCTTCGCGAAAGACTATCGCAAGGCGCTGTTCAGACCAGAAATCAAAGTACAATTTTTAAACAGTATCTATCATGCGTAAACTTACCTTTGCAAACGTGCCGCCCAAAAGCGAAAAGCTGTCTGACGGCCGCACCCGTGTTCACTACAACGTGACTGAAGTCCAGGAAACGAACGCAGTCATCGACCCCGAAACCGGCGAACCCACCGGCGAAACTGAAACGCACACTGTCTATCAGTGCGAATTCGTCATCATCGACGGCGACGTCAATGTCGGCAGCGTAGTCAGCGCCATTCTGCGCAAGACTTACAGCGTCGACGACGAACTTGCACTGCTGCGCCAGCGCGACGTCAAGCCGGAAGAATTCGCGCAGTACAACGCCGACGCAGAAGCTGCGAAAGCAGTCGCGCACGGCCTTATCAACGACTAAAACACTGAAGCATCATGAAAGATTTCATTCGCAAAATCTGGGACTGGTTTGTCAATCTGTTCAACGGCATTCGTCGCGACAGACTGTATCACTTCATCGCTGGACTTATCATCGCAGCGCTGTTCTTCATCGTGCTGAAGATGCCGGTCTGTATTGTGCCGGTTATCTTTGCAGCATTCATCAAGGAATTCTTCGACGTCTGGACTGACGGCAACTTCGACTGGATTGACTTTCTTGCGACAGTCATCGGCGGCGCCGTGATCCAGCTTTTCGTCATCATCGCATCAATCATCTAAACGCCAAACGTCATGGACTGGACTGCAATCATCACTGGAATTTTGACGTTCATCGCTGGCGGCGGTCTGGTCGCAATCTTCACGCTGCCGGCCATACGCAAGAAAGCGAACGCCGAAGCTGACAACGCTGTCATCGAACCGTTGAAGCAAGCAATCAACATTCTGAATGAACAGCTGAATAACGCGAACGCTACAATCGAAGAAAAGAACAGCATCATCGAACAGAAGACGCAGCACGAACTGACGCTTTCGACGAAGATGACGGCACTATACGACGACATGTGCGTTCACAAGGGCTGCAAGTTACGCAAGCCACATCAGGGCCAGGGACAGCGCTGGTACGAAGACCACGCCGACGACCCGTCACTTGGCTGCGACTATCTGTCTGTCGAATGGCTGCTGAAGCAGTGGCGCGCACGCAACGCCGCGTCCGAAGACGAACATGACAAAAGCACGAAGCAATGAAACTGACATTGAAACGTATTGCGAAGAAGACGACCTACACAATCGGCCGTCTTTTCGTTGACGACGTTCGCTTCTGCGACACGCTTGAAGACACAGACCGCATTCTTGCTGTTCGCGCTTGCGCTGGCCGCCGCTTGCGGCATCGGCTATCTGACTGCACATCGCATCTGGAAAACGCGCTGGGAAAACCGGCCGCCAGTCGAAGTGAAGACAGACACGCTGACGATTCGCGACACTGTCAGACTGCCGGCGCCGAAGCGGCGGAGGTGGCGGCACTGTTCCCGACGTGGGAATCCGCAATCGGGACGACCGTGGAGACCGGGAAGCGGTACTGGTACAACGGCACGCTATACAAGGTGCGGCAGCCGATAGAGGTGCAGGGTCACCAGCCGCCGCCGGACGTGCCGAGCCACTGGCTCAACGTCAACGACGAACTCACCCCGGAAGCCGGGACGCTGGAGAACCCCATCGCTTGGGAGAACGGAATGGTGTCCTACAACGGCAAGTACTACTCGGAGGACGACGTGACCTACCTCTGCTTCCGGGATTCGGTCAATCCGCTGTACTACCCCATATCGCAGTTGATAAACCATTATTTCCATACGGTGGAATAAACTGACAATCAAAACATTACGATTATGAAAGAAAACTTGAAGAAAATCCTTTACTTTTTCACCCTTTTCGCCTACATGGTCGGGCTGATAGGGGGTTTCGGCTACGCCGTCTACGCCAAGGCCGGAATCGTCATCTACGTGTGCATCGGGATACTCGGAGGGCTGGCCTTCCCGCAGGCCCGGCGCATCTTCGGCAAACTCATAGAGTAGCATGAGGATGGCAGGACTTGACGTATCCCTCGGCAAGGTGCTGGCGGGGCTGGCGGCGGGAATAATCGCCGCCTTCATGCAGCACCTCCTTCCGCTGTTCATTGCGGTCGTCGCATTCATCTTCTTCGACTTCATGACGGGGATATGGAAGTCCTACGCCCTCGCCAAGCGGCGGAAGGAGAAGTTCGCCTTCGAATCGGTCAAGGCGTGGCGCACGATATACAAGACCGTGTTCATCCTGCTCGGCATCGTGCTGGCGGAATCGCTGGACGCCACGATAGCTGCCGACGGAAGGCTCCGGCTCGCCAACTACTTCTGCGGCTTCGCCTGCGGGGTGGAGTTCTGGAGTTTTCTTGAGAATGCCGCCGTCATCTCCGAACACCCGGTATTCAAGTGGCTGCGGAAATTCATGAAGGGCAAGGTGGGGGACGGTCTGGGAGTGGACTTCGACGACATCAAGAAGGCGAAGGAAGAAACCGACAAAAAAGAATCGTTATGAACATCAGCAAGAATTTCACGTGGGAGGAGTTCTGCCGCAGCGAAACGGCGGACAGGCACGGCGTCGCGAACTCAATCAATACGTACGAGTTGAGGGATGCCGTGAAGGCATTGGTGAACAACGTGCTCCAGCCGCTCCGGAACGCCTACGGCAAGCCCATGAGAATCAATTCCGGATACCGGAGCCCGGAACTCAACGCCCTCGTCTACGGCTCCCCGACCAGCCAGCACGTGAAGGGGGAGGCCGCCGACATAGCCACCGGAAGCCAGACGGAATCCTACCGTCTCGCACGGCTCGCCAAGACGCTGGGGCTGCCGTATGACCAGATGATTCTCTACCCGACCTTCGTGCATTTCTCGCACAAGTTACGGGGAGAACAGCGTGGGCAGATACTGTACAACAGGCTTTACCGAGGGAGGAAAGTATGAGAGAGGTGCTTTTATATCTATGGCAACTCCCGCAGAACCTGCTGGGGCTGATTTTGATTTGGATTCTGAAGCCGGAATCGAAGGTGCCGTACAAGGGCGCAATGGTCTATCTCGTTCCGAAGCGTCTGATAGACGTGTCGCTGGGAAGGTACATCATCCTGCGAAAAAACCGGAAACTGGACGTCGCCCATGAATGGGGTCACTGCCGCCAGTCCATGCGGCTGGGGTGGCTGTATCTGCTCGTGGTGGGAGTTGTATCCGGATTGCGCTCGTGGCTGAACATTTACAAAAAGGGGAAATATTACGATTCGTGGCCGGAGGCGTGGGCTGACAAACTCGGGGGCGTGTGGCGAGATGAATACGGCATAAGGCGTGCGCCAAAAGACGAGGAGGAACAGCAATGAAAAAAACCCTGCTCCTGCTTCTTTGCATCGCCGTAGCCGCCGGGCTTGCGTTTCTTGTCGGGTACAGATCCGGTCGCAATAGGGTGCTGCCATCCGGGCAGACCGTCATCGCTGACACGGTGGTAGTTCGGGACACATTGACCGTGGTCAAGCCGTCCCCGGTCAAGGTCGTCGAGAGGGTGCGTGTGGATACGGTCTATCTTGCCGTCGTGGATACACTGATAATCCTTGATTCCGTGCTGGTTGAGGTGCCGATCGGGCGGAGG